TAAAATACCAATTGCCGCCGCCGTTGTTTCTAAACTAACGCCAAATGAACGCATTGAAGGAGCTGCCTCGCCCATTGCAATGCCAACTTGCTCAACGCTAATAGCAGAATCCGCTGCTACTTTTGCAAAAACATCATTGATGTGACCCAAATCTGTAAGTGCTAAACCTAGCCCTTTCATGGTTGACATTGATATTTCAGCCGATTTTGCTAAATCCAAATTACCAGCAGCCGCTAACTGTAAAATTTTAGGCGTTGCCGCCATAATTTCATTAACTTTTAAACCAGTTGAAGCTAAAACACCTTGAGCCTCAGCGGCTTGTTGTGCTGAAAATGCCGTTGTTGCGCCTAATGTACGCGCTTGCTTTTCCATTGACCGCATTTGTGTTTCATTTGCCATTGTCAACGCTTTAAGCTGTAGCATTTTTGTTTCAAACGTTGCCATTTCTTGCACCGCTTGACGAAATGAAATAGCAGCAATCGAAGTCGCTGCAATTTTTGCAACGCTTGCTAAACCCGATAAAGATGCAGCCGCCGACCTTGCCGCGCTTGACGTATTATTTAATTCGCGCTCAGTTATGTTTATCGTAACATTTAAATTTTGTAGGTTACGTTGCGCTTGTTGTGCGCTTGATGAATCTACGTTAATGCGAATGCTATAATCTTCAGCTGCCATCTCTATTTACCTTTTTTCTTTTGTGACTGTTTCGCCTGCACTGTTAAAAATGCCGCGTCGATTTGTGTTATTGCTCTAATTTCTAAAGCTGTAGGCTTGCGTCTTGTTAATCTTGACCAAGCATCTATGTCGATATATGTTATCGGATTTACACCAAAACCATTACTTGTACGGCATCGATGCAATTCAATAAACCATTCCCAAATATGAGAAACCAAATCAGGGAACGGCAAAGATAGATATTCAGGTGGGACGAACGCGCCTTGTCGCTCTAAACTTTGCGCGTCATCGCGTAACGTACCACCATGTTCATCAATTACATTTAACTCAAATTCGCGCGTTGCATATTCAACGAGTTCACGAATCAGTCTTTGCTGTAGTTTCCCAATTCATTTGATGCTTGCAACACTTGCATTCTAATATGAACATTTCGCCCCATTAAACGAGTTGCATTGTCTTTGCTATATGGTTCAGCTAAACCATTCCAGCCAACGACACGAATTGCCGCGCTTTCAATGATATATTCATCATCTTCTTCGGCTGTACGCACTTTTTCTTTGCCTGTTACGCTTTTTTGCGTGGCTTGCGTGCGAATGCGGTTTGCTTGTCTGTTTGTCCATTCTTGAACTTTCTCACTTTCACTGCCCAAAACTTGCAAAGTTACGCCTGTTTTAACGCCTTTTGTATTGAGTAATTCCAAATCGAATGGTGTATCACTTGCAGCGGTTAAGTCTAAATCGTCAATCGATAATAATTTTGTTTCTTTTGTCATGGTTTTTACCTGTCGTCAAATTAAAAAAGCCGCCACACTCGAAATGAATGTGACAGCTTTCATTGTAGCATAATCGACAGGATTTACACTACGCAGCCTGTGAATCTTGAATCATAATAGTTGTTACTTCAAGACCTGTACCAGTTACTTCATTTTTGATTGCAGTAAATGGCAACGTAACTTTTAAACCCGTTTGAACGTCATCACGATCTGCACCGCTAAATTTAACGCGCGGTAATGTGAACGCGATGAAATCAGTATCTTTTGCAGTTGTGGCAGCCAATGCAACACAAACAGTTACTTCTGATTCATTAAAGAATGCGTCACGCAATGTCACACTGTCAAAATGCGCGGTAATCGTACCTGTTACAGCAATCGTTCCACTAAAAACATCAGGGCGCGAAGTAGAACCAACAACGCCATCAGCAGCAGCAACATTGCCATTAACATCAAAGTCAATCGATGTAATTGTTGCGTAAGTTGTTCCACCCACTGCAAGCACGCCATTTGCACCTGAATCAATACCTGTTGTGGTTGTTGCATTGGTTGAGGTGATTTGTTGTGTTGTATTTGTTGTTAAATTCAAGCCAACAAGCGGGAAGTCAACCGTTGCCATGCCATTTGCAGGGATTTTAACCTGTGCATTGCTTGGTTTTACGTCTGTAAATAATTCGGATTGAGCAATATCAGAATAAAAACGCTCAAAAGAATAATAGTCGTTTGTGTGACCTGTTGAAGGAACAAATGTTGACTTACCACCACTTGCCAATGTGCATGATGAAATTGGACCTTCTGCAACCATTGCAGTTGTGCCAAGTGGTTTAACGGTTAAAACTGTTGCAGTAATACCGATAACAACAACGTGGTTATTCAAGTTTGCAGCGTTCACAGTTCCAGCAGTGATTTTTACAACATGACCAACACGAACGCCACCCGCAATAAAGTCACCCGCGGCGCGTGTGATTGTGAAATTTGAACCACTAGCAGCAATAGTTAATCCCAAACCTGTAATACTTGTAAATGCGCTATCGAAGTTTTTACGCAATACAGATGCAAAGAAATCACTGTACGTTTTAGCAGATAATTCACCGCTTAACGTGCCGTTGATTTGTTTTGTACCATGACGCATATCAGCGACTTGTTGGTCAGGTCGAATTTCGTTTGATTGATACGTTTCTTTAGCTAAGTTTAAAGCTGCGCTTGTTCTGCGTAAATCTTGACCGCCTGAACCCGTAGCTGGTGAACCTAAAGCGGATTGCTTTTTATAAATTGTTTTGGCAAAAATGCCCTGTGCAATAGTCATTGCTTACCCTCGAGTTAAAGTTTAAAAAATGTCAGCTTGCCAATAAATACTAATGGCAATTCTTATTCTATCACCATCAGTGATGAATTGTGATTTTGCGGGCGTTTTATGGATTAAAACATTGATTCCGCTATTTGTCATGGTTGTGCCGCGCTTGAAATGAGTACACAGCAAATCAGCTCGTTGCGTTGCTGTTTTTGTGCCAACGTTTGCAGGATAGCAAAGCGTTACTTGAAAGATGCCTTTTTCACGATAATGACCGTCACCGATTGACGGATTCACTGTATCGGACGGTAAAAGATTAACCGCTTGATATGGCGTGCCGCTAACAGGTGTAAATGGCACGCCCTCCCATGCTGTAGCCAGTGCAGGTGTAAGCGTGTTTAGTTTAGATTCCAATGCGGTTTTGATTGCCGTGATACTCATTAAACCACCTCAGCGAATCTATCAATCGAAATTCTAACCATACCGCTAGGTGCTTGCGTACTGTGACCGTATTCAAGTTTTTGAATATACGGCAGGTTATTAGTTAAATAAACTTTTGCGCCTGCTTCATTAGGCACGGTTGCAATCATTGCGCCTTCGCTGTCGGCTAACTGGTTAATGGTATTTGCAGGTGTTCCTATTGTGCATTGCCAATTTCCTTTAGCTCTACCAGTATCAACGGGTGTCATTTTAATAACGCTCGAAAATACGCCAATAGTAACAGCGCGTACTTGTTGATTAACTCTTTGCTGGATTCTTGCTGTGACATCATTAAAGCTCATTTTCTAACCTGCAATTCGTAAATAGCCACTTTTTCACCACTCCAAATAGATTTAACCGCGAGTACATTATAAACCAATGAATCAACGGTCATAGTATCGCCTATTTGTGGCTCAGTAGCGTTTAAAGCCGCAATACTTACATTTCTATCACCTGCTTGAATTGCACCCGTTAAAAGCTCAATACCATTGAAATCTTTAACTAATGCCGCTACGGTTTGCGTAGTTGTTGAACCACCAGATAATTCTCCAGTATCAGGATTGTAAGTTCCTTCAATTACGCGCGTTAATGTGACTTGCTTACCGAATTTACCGATAAGTCTGTCGGCGGTTGCGCGTGCTTTAGTGTCGAGTGTCATACTCGTAAAGCCTTAGCTTCAAAGCTATTTGCGGATGATAAGAAAACAGATAACAAATTGTCGATTTGTGAATATCTTGTTTGAGATGGTGAAAACTCGCTGTATTCAACTTCAATAACATCTACTTTCTCACGGATTACTTTTTGAGTTTGGTCTGCCAATAATGTTGCGCTATTTGCTTTTAAAGCCAATTCACAACAGGCGTTTTTAACTTCTAACGGCACGATGTTAGATTCTACGCTGTAGCCTTCAACAACCACATCATAACGTGGGAAATCTAACGCTTGCGTGCTTAATGTTCTACGACCTTGCCATCGGCTGCGATAAACAGCCACCATGTATTGAGTAGCACGGCGTAACAGTTGCTCGATTGTTGTATCAGTAATCAAAGTAACATCATTGCCAATGTTTGCGTGATACGTTTTAAATTCAGCAACGCTTGCATAACTTTCGGCATTTGCAAGCCCAGTGCCATCTTCTACTATTAGTGCCATATTGAGTTGGTTGGTGAGTTGATAATTTTTGCGCTTAGAAAAAACGGGTGCGCGATAGCTAAGGCGATAGCGTACCCGTTTTTTTTGCTAAAATCAAGCGCACGTTAAAAATAACAAAGTTTAATAAAATCAATATGTTATGATTTTAAAAAGGTTGGTTGGACATAAAACCAACCAATCCAACCCAGCCAACCATAATAAAATCAACAGCTTAACAAATTATAAAAAATGTTGGTTTTTTTATTTCCAACGTATCCAACAGCATTGGTTAATGCTTTTCAATCCAGTCAAAACTAAATTCAGCACTAACACTTGATGCGCTTTGGCAGGTTAGCGTTAAAGTTTCGTTCGGATATAAGAAAATGTTTTTATCGTCAATCGAGAATTTAAAACCGACATTTCGCGCGGCAACGTCAAACCATACTTGAGTGCCACCAGTAAAACCTGTTGCAAGTGTATTGACTTGAACGCAGCTATTCACGCTGTTTTTATCTGTGTAGGTTGTTGTTCCAGCGTTTAGCGTGGCGTTTTTGTACAATCTGAATTTAATTGTATTGGTGCCGTTACCTTCGCACACGCCTTGCATCGAATTGATAAGCGTCTTAACAAAGTTTTCCAATCCACCCGTTGGATAGTCGGCTTTATTTTTAATGCTTAATACTGGGCGTTCAGTTGTGATTGTGGCTTGTAAAGCCTCTTGGTTAAATCTGCGATTACTCGATGTTGCGTCTAAATCAACGCCGTGAATAGTGCCGCAATTCCATGATGCTGTTAATAATGTTGCTGCCAGTGCATTAGTTGTATTGGTAACTTTTGCAACCATTTCAAGATACGGATTAACCAAATGCGGTTCGGTTTGCAAATTCGCATAATAAAACGTATGGAATGGCACAAACCTAGATCCGTTGTGAACCCAAAACGTAACAGGGGCAATACCCAAATGCCCGAATGTGATTTGAAAGATGTTAGTTTTACTTAAATCAATGTTTAAGCCACTTTCACCCGAACCGTTTAGCGGGTCATCCCAATTGTCGCGGCTAACTTCTCGATACGTCGCGCCGTTGGTTCTAATATGTCTAACCTTAAACGCTCCAGCATCATCGACAATAATAAAGCCGTCTTTTTCATTACTGAATCCAATATCACGCACGCTACCTGCTACTGGTGCTGAAATAAATGCGGCTGTGAAATTAGCATACATTTGATATCCCGCTACATATCGAACAGCGTCACGACTAACCACTTTGCAGCTACTTGAACCACTTGCACCAGTTGTGATTGTTAATGCACCATTATTGGTATCGTGGTTGCCTGTACCTGTAACGGTTTTAATCGCTTCAAACGAACTCAATCCGTGAGCAAACTTAGCTAAAACATCTGCGTGCCTTGCTGACACGCATAAATCACCAAACACACTAACACTTGGCGAATGACCTACCTCATCAACGATTTGCGATAATAAATTGCCTTTGCTTGACGTGGCAATTGCCGATTTAACCGCATCACCGTCTGCTTCTGTGTAAATTCCTTGCGCTACACTTGTCATAATAAACCTCGTTGTTAGATATTAAAAAAGCCCTGCACTCGTAAGAATGCAAGGCTCTTTGTTTTAACGGATTATGATTAACCCATGATGGTCGCAATAAAGTCTGGTTTCCAAACTTTAACACCATATAAACAACGAATTTCAATCATGGTTTTCATGTAACCTTTGTACACAGCTACTTCAAACACTAAACCACTGTTAGGGTCTTGGATTGTCATCATGTCCACAGCAGAATCACCACCGTTAGGCATTGCAGGCGGTCTAATACCTAATTCAACGGCTTGCTTATGGAATACCACGTTAGGCGTGTAACTGTTGCCGATAGTCATAGCGTTTGCATCAGCTAATTGCACGCGCAAACCTGATTCATTTAGGCTCAATGTACCAGGCGCAGCAATACCAGTACCAACAACGTATTTATTTACGGTATCGCCTGCAAAGGTTACAACGTCACCAGATAAAACAGTGCCACTACCAGTTTTTACAACAACCGACAAACTGTCTTTAGATTGCACGCCATTAGTAACATAACTTGAACCTGCGCCTTTAGTGTGTGAAGTAACACCAGCAGATTCTTTAATCATCACGCCTTGCAAATCAAGCAACGTGCCTTGACGCAATAAGTCAGTGCTACCACTTGTATTGACTTGCTGTAATGATGCAAGGTTACGCAATTTAGTACCAGCAGCCGTATTTAAAACAGCTGTGATTTGATTGTCGATTGGTGCGCCGTTATCAACTAAGATTTGGCGTGCTTCAGCGATTACGTCAAAGTTTGAACCGAAAGGCGTTGTACCAGCAGAACCTACAGCGCGGCTTGCACCTTTGTAAGTTGCCGTGAATAAATCAACTTCGATTTTATTGCATAATGCACGGATTGCTTGTTTGATTTGGTCGCCGTAAATGGTTTCAAAACCTGAGCCATTATTAACGTGTTTGATTTCTTCGCCAGTCCACGGAATTTGAACACTTGCATAAGTGTCAATCGTCATGGTTTTGTTATCAACCGTTTGGTCAGTACCTTCTGGAATTGTCATCGAAGGCGCAAACGATGTGTTAACCGTTGGTGTGCGTGTGAAGTGTGAACGAATCGTATCGCCTTTTGCAGCGCGAGTTGTTGCGTCACCGTTGATGGTTGCCGATGGAATAAAACCCACCAATTCACGACCGACGATGTCAGCCGCTTTGTAAATGTCGGCTGCCAAATTATTTAAAGCATTCATAAAACTAACCCTCTTTAGTTTGAAGTTTTTTAGCGGCAATTGTCGCCAATCTTTTTGCAATTCGCTTTTCTACCCACTCTTGCGATTGCTGTTTTCCTTTGTGAGCCACAGACATTTTTTGTTTAGCTTCGTCTGATAGCTTATTGCCCAAAGCTCTTTTGTTACCGATTAAACTAGCAGATACTTTTGCCTTTGTTTCATCGCTATACGTTTTGCCTAAATTGGCTTTTCTCATATTTTCAACGTGAGATTCTGACTTTTTTTTGCCAGTTAAAGCAATTCTTTGTTTTTCTTTTGTTTCTTCGCTACGTTTTTTTCCGATATTTCCAATAGATATTGCTTTTTTGTGTGATTCTGAAAGTTTCATTCCAGTTCGCGAAATGCTTATCTTTTTTCTGGTTTCATCAGATGATTTCATGCCTAGTTTGCTATTTGCCTTTATTGTTGCGTTATAGCCTTTATGGTACGAATCATAAAAATCAATAGCCTGCTGCTCGTAAAGCAATAAGTTTTTAGGCTCACAAAGTATGATTGGTTGGAATATAAAAGCATCTTCGCCGTATTTGTTCCACGATCGTTGAAGTTTTATTGAGTGGTGGGAGTTTTTAGCTAAAACATTTTTATGTTTTCTAAACCTGTTTTTAAACGATTTTGCCGAACCAATATAGCATTTACCGTTCACAGTGTTTTGAATTTTATAAATTCCACCAATCATAATAACCACTCCACAGAATTAAAAGAGTGATTATTATAACATGGTGGTTTAAACCTTGCCGCTGTTTTTTATAAAACAGCATCACTTTTTTAATCTGTAACTTTACCGCCACTTGTTGCAAATTGTGACCGTTCAACGTGCGACATTGTATCCCATGTTGAGCGATTTACTATTTTATCACCTTGCGGCGTTGATTTACTACCATCTGCACCACCACCACCATTAGCAGGAGCGGATACAAAATGTTTTCCTTCGTCACTTGATGCCCATTCGCTAACAAAAGACGACAATTCTTTTTCACCAATTACAGCCTTGCGATTTTCGCCTTCGGCAATCACTTTGGCTTGTTGTGAGAATAACGCCTTTGCAGCGGGCAACAGTTCTTTTTTAATACCAGCTTTCACTAACGCATCAGTCAATCCATTGTCCAAAAGCAATTTTGAAGTAAAACCTGATTCACTTTCTAATTGTTTTGCAACGGTTTCTAATTGCTTAGTGGTTTCTTTTGTTTGCTTTACTAACGTGTCGCGCTCTGTTTCGAGTGCTTCAATGCGTTCATGTAATTTTTCAACGTCACCAACGTTTTCAAGGTTTTTGCGTGCTACTTTTACTTCTTTAAGTAATTCATCACGCTTTTTAATTAGTGGCTGCGTTGCATCTTCAATTGCCGCGTCCAATTCTTCTTGTGTATAGGTTTTGTCTGACATTTTTAATCCTCAGGATTGTTTAGGCTCTGCCTGTTAATAAATAAAGCTGAATTTAGACTCGACAGCTAGAGCTTTAATTTATGCGTATCGCTAGTAAAAAGTTTTGACGGACTTTAGCAGATACAAAACACACCGAATCTGCAATTACTTTTTAAGCCGTGTTTGCAATCATAGGCTTTTACCAATTTAGGAATCTAACCAATGGCGTTGTTTAGATGCGCGGATTATGCACAATTAAACTGGAATAGTCAAATAGTTATGGTATAATGTGCTTATCCGTAGTGGGATAAATAAGAATTTAAACAAAACCGTTTTTCATAAGTTCGTGGCTCAATTCTTAGCCTCCACTACCGAACCTTGAAAGCGGTTTTTTTTATGAGTAAAATTTTATGACAGAATTATTTGAAGTACAAAAACACAAAATTGGCAACGAAACCGTTAATGCTGTTAATGCGCGTGAATTGCATGAGAGATTGAAAGTAGGTCGTGATTTTTCAAACTGGATTAAAGACAGAATTGAAAAATACGGATTTATTGAAAATGTTGATTACCTTGTCGCCAAAATTGGCGTGCAGCTTTCAAGCGGTAAAAAATACAAACATGAGTATTTTATTTCGCTTGATATGGCGAAAGAATTATCAATGATTGAAAACAATGACGCGGGAAAAGTTGCGCGTCGTTATTTCATTGATTGCGAAAAACAATTACAACGTGTAACTGGTCATCTTGATTACATTCGCAAATTGATGTTACTCGATGCGCCAATGACGTGGGAAAAGATTTTTCAAGATTCATTTTTCATTGCGATTATGCGCTTGCATGGTCACACGTTTAACGGCAATAAATCCACGCCGTCATATTGTGGTCGTATCATTCGCGCGTGGGTTTATGACATCGTTTTGCCGCAAGAACTTTTGTTTGAAATTGATAAAAATCAAGGTGACGAGAAAAAACATCAATGGTTCAATAATGGCGGTCGCTCAAAACTTTTAAACCAAATTAACAACGTCGAAATGATTGCTAAAATGTCACAATCACGCGCCGATTTTGAATCTAACTGCGCTCGCGCCTTTTTATCCGCACCTTTGCAGTTGAATGTTTAACTCGGTACGATTTCGTACTTAGTCAAAACAAAGCCGCCCCACAAAGGCGGCTTTTTTTATTTCTCAATTTTCTTTAATTGTTCAAGCGTGTATTGCTTGCCGCTATCGTCCACGAACCTATCAAGCGTTGTGCCATTCCTAAACATTTCACCGCGTGCTTTGCCCAATACTTCGTCTTGAAAATCTGGTGATTTAGTTTTTAACCAATCGCTGTAATTCATTGCTTCAGCTACCTGTCCGTCCATTGACGCGCGCGTTCCAGCGGGCGGGTCTTTTAAGCCTAATTCCTTCCATGACTTCAAAACAGCAGTAACAACTGAACGGCATCTAAAATGCAATGGTGGACGTGGATAAGCTGTAAGCGGATAAACTTGACCATCTTTTGACCTGCATATCGGCGTAGTTCTCATATCAAGCGTTGCCACAAATTGCACCGACTTAACCAAATCATCATTAGCCTTGTAAAACTCGTCACGCGCGGCATTCGTTGAATGTGCAACTGCTGTTGATACCAACGCCTGTGTTTTGGTTCGGTTTAAGTGCATCACACCATCGCTATATTGCAATGCTTTCGTGCCAATAATGCGCCGAGTGATGTCGCTATAGCTTTGACCTTCAACTAAACCCATTCTGACCGCAGATTGAATAGAGTTGAATGATTCAGTGTCGAGTTTATCAATCCATTCTTTCAATAGCTTACCTTGAAAAGGCGTATCTTCAATTGCTGCAAATAACGTAACAGGTGCAGCCATGACTAAATTCAATTCAATAGGCACAGCCGCCGTCATGGTTTTATGCTGCCATTCTTGTTCGTAAATTGCCGCGTCTTTCATTTCTTGCAACAAGTCACGCCCCATTAAGTCGTAACCTTCGTTCAAAACCGTTCTGATTGA